CAAGAAGATAAGAGATATAACTTCAAAGTTAAAAGAACTGAACACTTAATTAAGAAATACAAAACAATTTGGGAGATTTCACAAAGAGAATTGATTGAGATGGCGGCTGACAGAGCACCATTTATTGACCAGTCACAATCAATGAATATCTATATGTCAAACCCAACATTGTCAAAAATTTCATCTTCACATTTCTACGGATGGGAAAAAGGATTGAAAACACTTTGTTATTACGTTAGAACAAGAGCTATCTCAACAGGGGCAAAACACTTGGCTATGGACGTATCAAAAATTAACAAACCAAAAGCAACTCCTGAACCACCAAAGGTTGATTACAGTTATATGAATCTACCTGACAAACCTGAAAATAGTGAATTTGATTGTTTTGGATGTTCTTCTTAAAAAAATCCGATGTGTTATCCCGAGCTAGGTCGGGATTTTTAATTTCATACTATTTATGAAATATGGGTAATGGTGTAACATACGGTATTAATTTTCCTTTTGGTGATTCCTTAACTGGAAAATATCTTAACTTATCTGAAACTCCTAGTGATGAGATTAAAAATAATTTAATACATTTATTATTAACTCGAAAGGGTAGTAGATATTTTTTACCTGATTTTGGTACAAGATTGTATGAGTATATTTTTGAACCATTAGATGGACCAACATTTAATGATATTGAAACTGAAATAAAGGATTCTGTCGAGACATATATACCAAACTTATTGGTTACATCAATAAGTGTTACCGCTCTATCATCTGAAGAAGCAGGTGCGTATGTTACTACAGAAGGAAATGTTGTTAACACACAATTAACTATATCAGGATTGGCAACTAAAGAATATACTGCTAAAGTAAGAATTGACTATCAAATAACAAATGATGTCTTTAACTCAAGTAGTTTTGTAATAATTAATATATAAAATGGCAAACAAACAAATATCATACACAACAAGGGACTTTCAAAATATAAGACAAGAGTTAGTAAATTTTGTTAAAGCGTATTACCCTGAGTTAGTTCAAAATGTTAATGACGCTGCGGTTTTCTCAGTGTTTTTAGACCTTAACGCAGCAGTTACAGATAATTTACATTATCATATTGATAGAGGTATTCAAGAAACTGTATTACAATACGCTCAACAGAGTTCGTCAATATATAACATTGCAAGAACATATGGACTTAAAATTCCTGGTCAAAGACCGTCAGTTGCTTTAGTTGATTTTTCAATTGTAGTTCCTGCTGATGGGGATAAAGAAAATATTAAATATTGTGGAATATTAAGACGAGGTTCACAAGTATATGGAGCAGGACAAGTTTTTGAAACTGCTGGTGACATAGATTTCTCAAAGGAAACAAATAGTGAAGGTTTTAGAAATAGAACTAAAACACCTATTCAAAATGTGAACGGGATAACAATAAACTATAGAATTACTAAAAGAGAACCAGTAGTTAATGGTATTACTAAAGTTTTTAGAAAGACTATTACTACCTCTGAGTCAAGACCATTTTTAGAATTGTTTTTACCTGAGAAAAATGTTTTAGGGGTTACAAGTGTTTTATTAAAAGATGGACTAAACTACAATAATGTTCCGTCTGTTGAAGAATTTTTAGGTCTAAACAATAGATGGTATGAGGTTGATGCGTTGGCACAAGATAGGATATTTGTTGAAGACCCAACAGGTTCACAGAGCGCTGCTGGAAAAAAAGTTGGTAAGTATCTTCAAACGAGTGATAAGTTTATAACTGAATATACTCCACAAGGATTTTTAAAAATAACATTTGGTGGCGGAAGTCAATCTACGGATGAACTATTAAGAGAGTTTGCTAGAAATGGAACACCTTTAGATTTATCTAAATATTCAAATAATTTATCATTAGGTTCAACAATTACTCCAAATACGACACTGTTTGTTCAATATAGAATTGGTGGTGGATTGGGAACTAATTTAGGCACAAGTGTTATCAACCAAATAGGTACGATAAATTTTGCGGTTAATGGACCGAATCCATCAATCAATAGTTCAGTTATTAATAGTATGTCTTGTACTAATGTTACTGCGGCTATTGGTGGGGCTAACGTTCCAACTGTTGAAGAAGTTAGAAACTTAATTGGGTTTAACTTTTCTTCTCAAAACAGGGCGGTAACAATTAATGATTATAATGCAGTTTTAAGAAAAATGCCATCACAATTTGGAGCACCTGCAAAAGTTGCTATAACTGAAGAAGATAATAAAATTAAAGTTAAGATGTTATCTTTTGACGATGAAGGTAGACTAAGTTCAAATGTGTCAAGTAGTTTGAAAACAAATGTCTCAAATTATTTATCAAATTATAGAATGATTAATGATTATGTTTCTGTTGAAAGTGCTGAGGTTATTGATTTAAAACTTGAGATTAGTGTGGTATTAGATTCAACACAAAATCAAGGAACTGTTGTTACCAATATAGTTAATACTGTTGATACTTTTTTTAGTCCTTTAAACAGGAACATGGGTGAAAATGTTTATATATCTGAATTAAAAAGATTAATACAATCATTAAATGGTATTTTATCTATCAGTGAAATAAATGTATTCAATTTAGTCGGTGGACAGTACTCTTCAAATCAAACATCACAAGCTTATAGTGATAGTGCTACAAAACAAATTGGTTTGATTAATGAAACATTATTTGCAACACCATCACAAATTTATCAAATTAGATTTCCAAATAAGGATATTACTGTAAGTACTTTAAATTTAAGTACTGTTAACTTCTCTTAACTTTGAAACATAATTTACTATTTTGAAAATAGTAGCTAAACTATTTATTAAAAAAGTAAAATGCCGAAGTCATATAGAATACGTACCCAATTAGGTATTAATCAAAATATCCCTGTTAAGATACCTATAGTTTTAGAACAAAATTTTGATACTTTAGAAATTTTGTCTTTGGCCATTCGTCCTGATGATATTTACATTAGAAGTTGTGCGGATTATGGGATTGTTTGTGGTAGAATATTTTGTAATAATGGTTTTGGTATTCCCAACGCAAGAGTTTCTGTATTTGTCCCAATCGAGGACATAGATACTCAAAATGACTATATTGCGTCATTATATCCTTATACAAATTTTACAGACATTAATGATGATGGATATAGATACAATCTCTTACCTTATACTCAATCACACTCAGGTCACGTACCTACTGGTACTTTTCCTGAACGTTTAGATGTTTTAACTGATAAACCACTTATTCAGGTTTACGAAAAATATTACAAGTTTACGGTTAAGACTAATGAGTCGGGTGACTACATGATTTTTGGTCTTCCATTGGGACAACAAACTTTATTTATGCAAGTTGACCTTTCAGATATTGGTGAGTTTTCATTAACTCCTCAGGATTTGATAAGAATGGGATTAGCAACTGAAGATACTGTTAATGGTTCAAAATTTAAATCGTCAACAAACTACGCTGAGTTACCACAAATTATAACAGTTCAAAAAACTGTTCAGATTGAACCATTTTTTGGTGAGTTTGAGATTTGTAATTATAACATTGCGAGAGTTGACTTTGATTTAACATCTGAGAATAATGTTAAACTTGAACCTACTGCGGTTTTTATGGGTTCAATAATATCTACTGATGATACTCAAAAAGTTGGTAAAAACTTTAAATTTTTAAATGAAACACAATCGGCATGTAAAGTTAAAAGGACTGCTGGTGAATTATGTACCATGACCACAGGTCCGGGTCAGATAGTTGCTCTGAGACAAACAATTTTTAATGATAAAGATGGTAGACCAATTTTAGAACAAGCAACATTAGATAATGATGGTAAAGTTATTGATGAAAATGGTGTATGGGTATTAGAAGTACCTATGAACTTGGACTATGTGTATACTGATGAAAATGGTGTTAAAAAAATAAGTAGTGACCCTAAGTTGGGTGTACCTACAAGAGGTAAATATAGATTTAAAGTTAAGTGGTCTCAATCACCAGCTTTAAGTGACCCAACTAAGAGAGCATATTTTTTATTACCAAACATTAAAGAAAGAGGATGGGATGACCCATTTACTGACCCAATATCATTAGCTTTTAGTGAATTTGATTTTACCGATAGTGGTCAGTTACCTGATAGTGATTTGGTTATTGCAACACTTACAGTTAACGAAGGTGATATTTTTAGGATTAAAACGGTACAGAATGTTAGAGATTTAACAATAACTGACCCTAATGGTAATCCTTATCTTAGTCAATTATTTAGAGAAGTTGGTACTTACACATTACAATTTTATAGGGAAGACCCTGCGGCACAATATCTTTTTACATTTTATAATATTCCTTTTAACAGATTTATGTTGGAAGGTTCTTACGCTTTTAGTTTAGATTGGAATGATTATGCGGTGCCTGATGAGGCAATTAATTGTAGAGATACATTCTATGATATATCATATAATAAAGTTTATACGACAACTCAGTTTATTGATAGGTATCAGGGTAGTCGATTTGCTTGGAATACTGTTGGTGTTAAAAAAATTACTGATACAAGTTGTCAGGGGGATTATAACACATTTCCAACTAATGACGCTTTCTATAGGTTTGATTTTATTTATTTAGTAATATCATTTTTCTTAAACATATTTAAGTTTCTATCTCTACCGATTTTATTTTTAGTACATATCCTTGCTTGGTTAATGACAACTGGTTTACCATTGTTATTTCTTTTCTTAATTGGGTACTTTGGTATACAAGCCGCTCAAGATGCTAGTGTGGCGATTTCTTTTTACTCTAACGTTGTAACTGTTGGTGTTGGTGTTGGTGCGGTTACAGTATTTAACTGGGGACTTCTTGCTC